TTGATTTTGGCGTTGGTGTAACTTCCAAATTCTTTGGTGAATTTGTACTCAAGTCCCGCTTCTCTAATGTTGTCTCGGTTAGGCAACACACCATTATCGGATTCAAAGTCGCTAATAAAATTCAACAAATCTGCTCTAGTCATCAACTTCCCCTCGGTTAGATTTGGTCTAACAGACTATCCATTTTGTTTTTAGAGATGTAACCTAACATACTCTCAAAATCGCCTGTTGGTTTTTCTGAATTATATTTATAAAGTATCTCAGTCACCAAATCTTCGGGAATGATTTCAGAAGAGAGTTCAATTAGTTTCCGGTTTCTATTGTAATTATCAATCAACCCATTCTTGATAACAAATTTATCTAAACCTTCTTCTAAGACTTCCTGAGTGATTTTCTTAGTGATAGCTTTTTGTCGTTTGTCTGAATTTACGAATACGTTATCGTCACTAAAAATATTTGGCACATCGTCATTAGCGTCACCCTTGAGAATATGTAGAGTTAAAAACTCAATAGGGTTTTCTTCTTTGACAATTTCTTGATTAGTGATTGGATTGTAAATTTTAATATTATCGTTCCTAAGTAGTTGATAAAAATCTTTGTCCCTAGAAACAATAATCACTTCTTTATCCACAGCCAACTTATCGGACAACACAGCAATAATATCGTCTGCTTCGGTTTTGTCTACTTTCACAACCTTGAAGGGGAAATGTTTTTTAATCTCTTCAATGAAGGAATCCGCTGTAGTGTAAAAATAATCCCAATCAGTATCATCTTTCTCTTTTTTCAACACCCTACGGGCCTTGTAATATTTGAAATAATCTTTGCGCCAAGTGTTTTTACTATCAATAGCTAGAACAACTTCTTTCGGTTTGTCATACTTGTTCCTAACATTCAGAATCATTGACACAAGAATGAACTTCCAGAACGCTTTTTTCTCTTCTCTAGTTCGTAGATTAGGATCGTTTTCTGACACAAAATAAGAGGCATACAAATAGTTCGATACGTCATACACTAATACTTTTTCCATATTCAACTCCATTAATTAGAAATCTTTAATTTTGTCCTTCAAGACCATCAATATACTTTCAACCATTTCAATTTCATCATTGGTCAGTTCGTCTGAAATTTCCTTTTTAACTCTATGTTCGACGTAACTAAGGGATTCTTTTTGTAAAAGGTACAAGGATATTAGATTCAATAGGGTGTTGTTTTTTCCGGCATACTTCACTAAGGAACGTTTGATTTTTCTAACCAACTCCTCAAATAACCCCAAAGACTTTCTTTCCTTGGCTGTCTCTGGTTCCTTGAGTTTGTTCCCTTGGTTATCAATCAATTTTAGATTGTACGCATCCCACTTGTTGAAGTCAGTTCTTATAAGTTTAGCAAACTTATAGGTAATGAAAATATCATTTACCTTATTAGACTTCTTAAGTTTTTCTAGTAGAAGATATTCGGAAAAACTATTTAGTTCCATTTGTCAAAATCCCTTTTGTTTCAAATCCAAGATCAGTTGATAAAACTCTAATTCTTTCACTATAGATTCTTCTGGCATACTGTTAAGAGTGTCTAATCTAAGTTTTAACTCTTCGTTAATCTCCAACTTTTCTAGTAGTTCTTTTTCTTTCTTGCGCCTCATGTTTTCCATATAAGGACAAGCATCATAAGTAGCACATTCAGTGATAGACTTACCTTTCACTGGACAAGGAACACCGTTTTCGTCAAAGCAACTCATTAGATTCCTTTCATTCAACGTTTATGTTTTATCACCTTGAAACTATTTATCATTCCTAATCGTCCCACAAATTATCATCAAGTTTGTCTTCCTTAAACTTCATATCCACTTGTTTTTTTGGTTGACGTTTAGTTTTTGGTTCCCGCTTACCACCATCATCAGTCATGATATTATCAGCTATACACATTTCATCAGCATTGTAAATTGAAGACTTCTCATGTTCCACCATTACGGGGATTTTGTAGTTTACAGTACCACCAAAACGATTCTTTAAAACTTTCCATATTTGTAAATTTTGTTCTCGCAAATCTTCTGGATAGATAAGAGCAATAAGTAAGTCCACCGTGTCAGCCATTGCTTTACTTTCGGAAACATTGGTAATATCAAGATCGGTGTTTTTACTATCATTACCTTGTTTGTTCGCTTGGGTGGCAGAGATAACACAAAGTCCTTTTTCAACAGCAAGACCTCGGATTTCTTCGATGATTGCCTTTACCGTACTGTATAGAGTGTCACCACACACCCTAGCACTTCTCATTAGGTTAACATAGTCAATAACTAGAACAGTTGGCTTAAATCCTTTCTTAATCTCTAACTCGTCCAACAATGCTCTGATATGTTCAATGTTAATCGAAGTTGGTGGATATTCTTTTATAACTATCCTACCAACAGATTGTTTCTTTATATCGTTTAGACGCCGTTTAAACGATGCCCCCTCAATATCTTTAATGTCATTGATTTTTTCTGAAAGAAAGTTAGCCTCAAATCTTTGACTGATCTTTTCCTCGGACATTTCTAGTGTAACATAAAGAACATCCTCACCATCCCTAGCCATATTTGCCGATAAAGCCACTAATGAAGCTGATTTACCAACACCGGTTCCCCCGAAGAGAATTGAGACTGATTTAGTCTCAAATCCACCACCAGTGATATAGTCTAACTTTTCAATACCAGTAGGAAACTTTTTGATTTTCTGTTTGTAGGCTATCAGTCGTTCATCAATACTTTTATCATCAAAGACTTCAATACCACAAGTTGAATCAAAGCTAACTTGTAGGGCTTTCCTTAGAATCTCAGGAATACTTTCAAGTTGTTTCTTTTCTTCGTGTAGTTCAATACTTTTCAACAAAGCATTGTAGATTGCTCGTTCCTTACACCAATTTTCCGTGGTTGTTGTTAACCATTCATCGTCACAATCTTTCTCACTATTAAATAGATAATCAATTAGACCATCAACTTCTTTATACATACTTTCGTTTAGGTCTTTTTTGTTACCTAGTTCAATCTTGAGAGTGCTTAGTGTTGGGAATCCTTTATATTTTGCTATGTAAGTTTTAATGATTTTGAACAAATAAGATTGTTCATAGTTAGGAAAAAATTCTGGTTTGATGTAGGGGAAAACTTTTTTTGCATAGGGTTTGTTTGTTACAAGATTCGACAAGACTAACTTTGAAAATTCCATTTTAACCCTTCTCTTTATAAAATAAATCTTTTAGAAAATCGAACCCTTCGTTTGACTCTTTTTTTCTACCGTCACACTTTGGACATATATATTTCAAACCCTTCATTATGTTCGCCTGTTTTATATCACCACAATAACAAGAACAAACGTGACAGTAGATTTTCATTTATCTACTCCTCTTCTTCTTTGATGAGTTCCTTGTATCGACTCTTTAATAAGTCTAATTGTTTAGAAAATAGTTTGTCAACCAAAAGTTTAACTTCTATTTGATTAAAATTTACTAAATGTTCAAACCTAGAAACTGTATCAGAACAACCACTAAGCGATTGAATTTGTCTCTTCAACTTTAAAATCTCTTCTAATTCTTTTTCTGTAATCATATGATACTCCTAATCTTCCGAGATGTTCAACTCGTAAAGTAATAGTTTATGTTGAATCTCTTCTTCAACCCAAAATGGTATTTCTATTAATTTTATTTTTTCTTTATCACAGTAACATCTTAATTTTTCATCTCTAATTCTTTGTTTAAGATGGGATTTCACTCCCCCAAAAAATTCTACTGGTTCATAATGTTGTTTGCCATTGTACTCAATAAAAACATCATTGACAACAAAATCTATGAACAATCTCTTCTTATCAATAATAATCTTCTTTTGTGTTTTTACTTCAAATTCTTGAGACTCTAAAAATTGAACCAATCTTTTCTCATTTTTCTTTCTACACAATGGACACCCTGTCCCACCTCTCAATACGCTATCAGTAGAAGTGTTCCACACATGACCACAACAAAGACAAGAGAAATTAACTTTGTTTTTCGCTCTAATAAACGGGTCCAATAATCTTATATCCCTTTTAAGAAGTTCGTTTTTAACTTCGTCTTCGTCTAATTTTAATCTACCACCACACTTAGGACAACCATGACGATTCATAACAGAATATGGTACGGCTTCCCATTCATAATCACACCCTTCAACTAAACACTTCCATATTGTTTTTGTGTCAACACTTTTATATTCACCAATCATCTTAATTGGTTTGTGTTTTATTCTTTCAGAAACTATCTCTTTTGTTAGTGGTTCTGTACCACTACACCTTTTGCAACCAAATTTGTAAACACAACCAACACTTGTTTCCCATTCATAACCACACCCTTCAACTAAACATCTAAATCTATTCTTAGCCCTATCTTTTTGTGTGGAAGTTTTATATTCACCAACAATTTCTATATTTCTCTTTCTAAGTCTTTCGTTTATTTCATCTCTC